CCTGTATATATCTTATGAACTTCATTGGGGTTAAATGTATCGTCATTAGATGAATAGTCTGCAAAGTCTTTCCATAATTGTTCTACAAGAGAAGTCGTTGGTACTACAATTAGTGCATTCTTATTCGATGCTTCAAGATACCAACGAAGTATCATATAAATCATAAGAGATTTACCAGAGCCTGTGGGTGAAACTAAAAGAGAGCGTTTAAACTTTAACGCATGGTTAATTGCTATAGATTGATAATCACGAAGACTGATAGGATTCCCAGCATTAGATAAGCTAAGCTCAGGAATATCACAGCTTTCAATATTTGCTTCTTGTATTTTATTAAGTATTTCATATCCTCTTTGTCCTGCAAATTTCTCTACGTGGTATAGCAAACCACTAGGAAGCGTGTTATTGCGAGTATCATATAATCTTATTTTTCCGTCCCATAACTTATTACGATAAGAAGGTACAAATTTATAACCCGGCACATAAAAAGTAAAGAACTCGCTTAGTTCCATTACGATACCAGAATCATTTGATTTTACAATAATATCAACTTCATCATTTTTGGTTATAACGATGTCACTCATTGTAGTTATTTATACTACCCGCCAGCTGAAAATCTGCGCCAATCAATTACGTTCTTAATCGTGGAATGTCTCCAACGAATCACATTCATTATTTCTTCTAGGGTATCAACTAGTGTTTGTTGGTATTCTATCTTAGCAACCAGCTCTTGAATGTGCGGGTCTGAATCATAGTAATAATCCATATCACCTTTAAGTGGTTTAGTTCCACCTTTATACGGATCGTAGTCCCAACCCTTTGAATCCATATCTTCTTTAGTCATCTTGCCTGTGTAATATAACCACTTGTCTTTCTTAAGTGAAGCAATCTTTAGATTCAATCTCTTAAGTTGTAGTTTAGATACAGTTAATATTTCAAGATACTTTGAATGAAGCTTTGGTGTATCAGTAGAAGATTTATCCAAATCGATATCATCAATCGGAGCATCTTTCTTCCACATTTCTAATATTTGCTCAATAGTCATTTAGTCTTAAAATAGCAGAATGCGACAAACACCGCAACTGCTAGCGCAATTATCATTTCAATATCATTTTCCATAGTATATACTATAACACAATAACTACCACTTGTAAAGGCAATTATCTAATAAACTCGAATCGGTTATATCTAAACGAAACTGTACAAGTGATGTATTCAACCGCAGTATCTTGGGTGGTGAATTGTAATTCTCCTAGACTAGTAGGAAAAGCATCACTGAACTTTACTTGCTTATTAATTGTGTTCTTAGATGTTAGAATAGATAACGTTATATCTTTAAACTTAACTTGGTGGGTGGTTGGACCCGTCTTTGTATTTTCAGTATTATACCCTGCATCAGTCTTAAGCCAATTGTACATTTCAATATAATTCTTTAACTCTTCATCTACGATAAATGTAACTTCAAGAGTTGAGTATTCGATAGTATCACCTGGGAAATACGCATTTTTGTTTTTGTATCCTTGTAATACTTCAGATTGTGTTAATGATGGTACTGTTGCAGTAGTACAAAAGAATTGCAGATTTGCAAACTCCGACGCGTCGATAGTAACTCTAAAGTTACCGGGTCCTAACATATTTAGATTTGATGTTAAATTAGTGCTACTCATAGTTCTATTTATACAAAAAAAGAGACCCCTTTCGGAGTCTCTTTAAAGAATCTTTAGTTATCGTAAAGATTACAGTGCGCTTACTGCGATTGAGCGGAAGTAAGGATTGGTTCCTGTTAATGAACCATCTGTATTCACACCACTTGAGTATGCTAACGCGTATGGATTGGATGTCATTCCATAACGAGTCTTGAATGCGATACGTGGTTGGAAGTCTTCTTCCCCTACAGCTTTGACCATTGTCAAAGGAACGTATGGGCAGTAGAATAATCCTGCATCATATGGAGAAGCTCCACGATATCCAACAACTACTTCTGGGTCTGAACCAGAGCCATCGAAGTATGGGTCAACATAAATCTTGGTGCTACCATTAAGTACACCAGCGAATGTGTTAACTTGAGCATCAACGTTAAGACCATTTTCCTTAACTGCGTCTCCGTAGTTGAGGTAGCCTGAAGCTGCAAGAGCTGAACCAACGTCTGGGCTCACGATAGCAAAGTTACCTTTACCTCTACGTGTAGCAACGCCGATTGCATTTGCTTCTTGCTCGATACGATATACTAGTGATTGGAACTTTTCTTGTCCCCAACGTGCACCTAGATTATCAGTTGTGTCTGAACCTACGAATGCAGCACCTGCGGTAGCTTCTGAGCCAATTCGAGTAATAACTTCTCTATTGATTTCCGCAAGGATTTCAGTAGATAGGATATTAGCCAATTCTGCTTCAGCATCTAAACCGTGGATAGCTTTGAGGTCTTGAGCAAGCTCCATTGTGTAACCAGCTTTAAGAGCACGGCTCTTAGCAGTTACTGTAGCTTTTTGAATCTCAAATCCCATTGCTGACATTTGTGTATCATCTGTAGTGTTACCGACTTTAAGTTCGGCAGCAGCTGTAGTCATACCAGTGCCTGGAGAATCACCAGAGAAAGCTGCATTAGCTTCGTCGAATAGTGCTTCTGTTTGACCTTGAGATGCTACGTTATTGATGCCATACTTGGCAACCATAGAGAAGATAAGACCAGTTGGACCAGACATTGGTTGAACACCTGCAACGTCGTATGCGATCAAAGATGGCATAGCACGACGTACAAGAGCAATCAATACTGGGTCAAAGTTCTGTGCATTCCCTGCATTAGTATCAGCAGCCTCGTTAATGGAGAAAGAAGAATGAGCAGCGCTTTCGCGTAGTGCTTTTTCTTGGTTTTCCAAAAGAACTGAGGTTACTGCTTTACGATATGGGTCTTTGATTGGAGCGCAATCACTGTGCTCTAACAAAGGAGCCCATTTTTTTTGAGCATTTTCTGAATTAAACATTTTAATAATTCCTTTTCTTTATTGTTGTTAATTAGTTTATTGTTATGGGTTAAAAGGCTTCTTTATCTAACTTAGTAAAGGCCTTAACATAGCTTGACATAAGTGGAGAAAGACTATCGTCTTCTTTCACTTCTTCTGTTACAACTACTTCTTTAGTAGTTGCTGAGTTTGATTTTTCAGTTACGGTTTCTTCTACCTTCTTTGATGAAAAGTAAGATTCACGAATAACTTGAACTTTCTCTGTGAATGAATCAGCGCTTTCGAATACGATATCAGCAGTCAATTTCTTGAACTTACCAATTTGAGTATCAGCTAAACCTTCTGATAAATCAGAAACAATCTTATCCTTTTTTAAGGAAATGATTTCTTCAGCTAGTGTACCAATTTCTTCTTCTTTAGCTTCAACAGTTTCAGATAATTCTGCATTCTGTTGTGTTACTTCGTCAAACATATCTGTCTTACCTTCTGGCATTTCGATATAATGATTAACGAATGATTCTTTCAGTGAAGCCATGAATGCTTCAGCAATATCAGTACGAAGAACATTAGTTACTGCAACGTCATTCTTAGCAATCCATTGCTCAGAGACGTATGTTAGATAACTATCAATCTTATCAACTAGACCTTCGTGAAGAGCATTAACTTCTTCATTTACGAAATCTACATAAGATTCTTGGATTTCTTCTATATGACTTGCTACTTTAGATGTAACTGCGGCTTCAAAAATAGTAGCAGCTTTGGTCTTGAATTCTTCAGAAAGAGATTCATCATCAGCACAAAGTGCTTCAACGTCTTCTTTCATTCCACCATAAGTTGCGTTAATCTTTTCTTGAGCTTTAGCTGTAGCAGCTTTGATAACAGTTTGTGAGATTTGATTAACTGCGTCATCAACATCTTGGTCCGGCTCAGCCGCACCGTCAATAGAGTCATCTTCATCTGAGTCACCGTCAACTACTTCTGCTTCTTCCATTTCTTCTTCGTCTTCTTCTCCATCGTCGTCACCAACAACTTCGTCTTCGACTTCGTCTTCCATGTCATCTTCAGCATCATCTGCAGAAACTTCTACATCATCAGCGTCGTCAACGGAGTCTTCATCTGAAGGGTCTTCGTCATCGTCTGTGTGATAAGCTTCTTCTGCTTCATCTTCACCTTCTTCTTCAGCAGGTGCTTCTTCTTCGTCTTCTTCTTCTTCTTTAACTTCGGTACTATCAGATGGGTCTTCGTCAGGTGTTTTACTACCTTCGATTCCGTCATCTTCTTCTTCCTCGGTTACTTCTTCTTCATCAGCTTCGGCATCTTCGCCTTCTTCTGAGTCTTCAGCATCTTGTTCTTCACCCCATACCTTGAATACAGCAGCTTCCAGTGTTGTTTCTGGCTGTTTTTCAGTTTCCTCTGTATTCTCTAGGATTTCGGATTCAGACTCAAGTGACGATATTGTTTCCAATAGCGATTTTTCTGTTTTGTTTTCTTCTTGTGCCATAGTTATTATTTCCTATATTTTAGAGTTTCGAGAGGAAATCCTTAAACACCCGTTCTTGAACTGAAGCCAAATTCTTGGCTGAGGCGTTTGAGATTTCAGTCTCATACTTTTCAAGTTGCTGAGCTCTGAGAATACCATTGTCCCAAATCCACTCCACGCCTTCCATAATGCCATTTACAAAGGCACCTTGGGCTGAAGGGTCTTGGACGATATCCACAGTAGCAAGAAGGTAATCATCATTGACGATTGTTGCTCCTTGCTTATTCTCAACTGTTCCCATACCACGACTAGAGACACCAAGTTTAACTCCACCTTCGATAAGACCTTCAACGATCTTACCCATTGGTGTATTGAGGACTTGTGCCTTTCCAACAACATTATCACCGTCAAACTTTAATTCGGTGATTTTGTGTGAAACTTTATCTAAGTTAATTTGAGGTCCAGCTGGGTGGTCTAATTCGCCAACCGCTCTACCTTTACTAACTTGCTCGTTGACATATTTTTCAACGGCTTTAAAAAGTGTTTCTTTAGGATATATACGACCATTACGATTTTTCTGTTCGGCTTGCATGAATACACCAGTGATGTAAGTTCCTTTCTTGCCGTCCTTATCTTCAGTTATATATTCCAAAGAATCAAAATGTTCTGTGATTAATCTCATTTTATCCTTGTGTGTTTGTTTGATTAAAAATGTTTGCAGCCACCGCAACTTTCTTTACTTCCAGGGCTTCTTTTGTTTTCACCTTCAATACTTCATCAAACGCTTTATTAGCGCTTTCTTTGTCGCCCTTATAAAGAGCTCCTAATATATTTGATATTTGTGCCATAATTT